TTGCTGATCCCGATGTGAAGCGAATTGCGCTGATGGTGAACTCGCCTGGTGGCACCGTGGCCGAGTGCTTCGAATGCGCCGATGTGATCGCCAGCGCCCGCGAACAGAAGCCGATCCAAGGTTTCGCCCGCGACTATGCCTATTCGGCGGCCTACGCGCTCATCAGCGCAACGTCGAATATCCACATGACGCGCACTGGCGGCGTTGGGTCGATTGGCGTTGTTACCGCACACACCGACATCAGCAAGCGTATGGATGCGATGGGGATGAAAGTCACCTTCATCTACGCTGGAAAGCATAAGGTCGATGGCAATCCATACGAGCCGCTTCCCGAAGCCGTGAAGGATCGGATGCAGGCGCAAATTGATGAACTCTACGAAGTGTTCGTGTCCCATGTGGCACGCCACCGGACGATGAGTGAAGACGAGGTTCGGGCAACCGAAGCCGACACCTTCACCGCGACCGAAGCCACCTCAAACGGATTGGCCGATTCGGCTGGCCCGCTTGAAGCAGCCCTGGCCTCATTCGAGGCCGAAATGTCCAACGAAACGGAGTCTGATATTATGTCCCAGGATAAGGACACTTCGGCGACCCTTGAGGCCGCCGTGAATACCGCCCGCGCAGAAGCTTTGCGTGAAGGCGCATCGCTCGAACGCGCGCGCATCACCGCGATCCTCGGTTGCGATGCAGCCAAGAACCGCCCCGTGGCCGCGCAGAACGTGGCGATGGAAACCGAGATGAGCGTTGAGGCGGCGACCAACTTCCTCGCAAAGCTGCCCGAAGAAGCGACCCCGGTTGCTTCGACTGGTGGCGAAGGCGCTGGCGTCGGTGCCAATCGCTTCGACAAGGCGATGACGAGCACGGGCAATCCGAACCTGAGCGGCAACGATCACGGCGAAGGTAGCAACGAGCCGACCGGCGCTCAGTCGCTCATCGCTGCCCGCAAGGCTGCCACCGGCTTCGGCCCGAAGAAGGTCGCTTAATCGCGCCTTTGAGTTCAACCTTTTAGTGAAGGAATAATCTCATGCCCAATATCCCTTATGGCGGCGAAGGCGTTGCGCAGGGTATCGACACCCAGGAGTTTAGCTACAACGAACTCCTGACCGGCCATGCTCCCGCATTCCTGACTGTCCCAGGCTACCAAGCCGATGGCACGGTTGCGATGGCGGCTTTCACCGTGGTCGGCGTCAATGCCGGTGCGCTCGTTCCGGCTGTTCTCGGTGGGGCTACTCCGATTGCCCCGATCGGCATTTTGCCCGCCCCGATTCTCGCGAGCGGAAACGTGCAGAAAGTCGGCCTGATCCGCGGCGGGAACTTCAACGTCGATGCTCTGGTTTTCGATGCTTCTTTCGCAACGGAAGCGGACAAGCTGGCTGCGTTTGAAGGCGCACCGACCCCCACCAACATCGTCTTGCAGAAGGTCGGCTAATCGCCGCCCGTTAAGCACGACCTTTCTCAAGAAGAGGAAAGCAAGAAATGACTATCACCCCTCAGTTCTACGATACTGAATCCCTCCTCGGAGTGATGCAGGAAGAAGACCCTGTAAACTTCTATTGGGCGGCGATGTTCTCGAACCAGATCAACTCGGACGACGAGTATATCGACTTCGAGAAGATTCCGCATCAGGGCCGGAAGTTGGCGCCGTTCGTTACCCCTCTTGCGCAGGGTAAGCCGATCTATAGCCGTCGGGCCATCCTGAATCGCGTCAAGCCCGCCTACATCAAGCCGAAGGATGCTGTGTCGCCGGATCGCGTGATGAAGCGCAAGCCTGGGGAACTGCTCGCCCCGACGCCGATGTCGCCGGAACAGCGCCGTCAAGCTGTGATTGCTGACATCATCGTGCAGCACAACGAAGCGATCGATCGTTCTCTCGAATGGCTGGCTGCGCGTGCTGTGATCGACGGCAAGGTTGTGATCGGCGACGATCTGATGCCCGAGCGCGAAGTCGATTTCCAACGTGACGCTGCCCACACCGTCGCCCTCGGCGCTGGTGCCCGGTGGAACGAAGGGACCGCCACCATCGTCGAGAACATCGAATCGTGGCGCACGCTGGCGCGTCGGGCTTCGTTCGGTGGCCGGATGAACCGCATCACCATCGGTGCCGACGCTTGGGATGTCATGCGGAAGAGCGACGAGATCAAGGCGTTGCTCGACCTCTACACCCGTGGCACTGACGGCAACGTCCGAACCGGGATTTCGGCTGACGCCGAAATCGAATTTGTCGGTCAGCTTGCACCCGATCTGCAAGCCTACGTCTATTCGGATTATTACGAGACGAACGCTGGCGACATTGTGCCGTTCCTCGATCCGAAGGCCGTGGTTCTGACCGGCCCGAGCATGATGGGTTATCGTTGCTTCGGTGCGATTCAGGACCCGTATGCGCAGTATCGCCCCTTCGAGAAGTTCCCCCGGAACTTCCGTCAGGACGATCCGGCTGGCGAGTTCGTGATGACTCAGTCCGCCCCGCTGATGGTTCCGGTCAATCCGAACGTCACCTTCAAGGCGACGGTTCTGGCTTAATCGCCCGGAACTTCCTGCAAACAAGGCTCCCGAGGGCTTCGGCCCTCGGGATTTCCCCAAACCGAAAGGGACAAATATCATGCCAACTTTCACAGCAATCAATCGCATCGAACGCCGCGTCAAAGGTCAAACTGTCATTACCAATCCGGGCGATACCATCGTTCTCTCTGGTGAAGAAGCCGACGAAATGGTCGCGCTCGGTGCAGTTCGGGAAGGCTCGGACGATCTGAGCGACGAAACCGCTGACGACCAGGTTCCGGCCAAGACCGCCAAGCAGAAGAAGGCCAAGACCGCCAAGCAGAAGAAGGCCGAAGCCGCCGCTGCCGAGAAGTCTGCCGCTGACGAAGCCGCCGCTGCCGAGAAGGCTGCCGCTGACGAAGCCGCCGCTGGCACCGACAGCGGGGACTTGCTCTAAGATGCCTCGCCGCAGCTTCCGTGAGGTGCTGCGCAAGGGACGCCGGGACATCCACGAACAGTTGGAAGTCCCGGCGCTCTATATTGCCTTCGACGGGGCCGATCCGGTTCCCGTCGATATCCGCGTGCATCGCCAGTTTGCCCAAACCGGCGACATGGGATCAAAGGTCAAGGGTTACGCGCAGATGGTCGAAGTTTCGCCCCGCGTGATCTTCCTCGTCGAACAACTGGCTGACGCGCGCAACGGGGGAATCTTCTCCGTCGTCGCAGGTGAAGCATACCGCGTTGAACGCACCGATCCCACCAACGACATCACCCGCACAGCCGATGTCTCTATCATGCCCCTGGCCGAAACGATCGGCCTTCCTATTCCGGTGGTCGAATTGCCATGAGCAGTCCTTACGTCGTCGCTGTGGAAGGCTTGAACGAAACGATCGCCTCGATCGACGAAATGCCCGCGAGCGTGCTCCGTTTTGCCCGGATGGCTATCAACACCACAACGAAGAAGGCCCGCACTCTAGCTTCTCGGCGGATCAGGGACCAGGTCAGCTTCTCGGCAACCTACCTGTCCGATGGCAATGGCCGCCTGTCGATCACGAAGAGCGCAACCGAAAACGATCTTGAGGCGCGGATTCGCGGTCGCTTCCGACCCACTTCGCTCGCCCGTTTCGCTACGTCATCGAGCAGCCGGGGCGTTCGTGTTCGCGTCAAACCCGGCTCAGGCCAGTTGATGCGGCGGGCCTTTCTGATGAAACTGCGCGCGGGCAGTGCGCCGATCGATACCAAGTCAAATCAGGGACTCGCTATTCGCCTGAAACCCGGTGAGCGGGTGGAGAACAAGCGCCGGATGCTTCAAGTCGCCGGTAATCTCTACCTCCTCTTTGGCCCAAGTGTCGATCAGGTCTTCGCTTCGACCGCAGAAGAGATCGCACCCGAAACTTCCGATATTCTCGAAGCCGAGTTTCTCCGCTTGCTGGATAGGTTCAACTGATGCCTGAAAACGTCCCCTTCAAGAGCCGCGTGCTCGACGCACTGACCGAAGTGGTCGCCTCGATCACCCCGGCGAACGGATATACCAGCGACCTCGGCACGTTCATTCATACAGACGGCGCTGAGATGCGGCGCGTCTATCGGGGTCGGGCGTTCTTCGGTGACAACGATCCCCTACCGATGGTCGCAATCCTTGAACGGCCCGACCCTGCCGACGAACTGGCTGAGCCGCCTCGCGATTCCACCACC